TTCCTGGGCCTGTTTGACCCCTTCCTTTGTAGCTTCAACCATACTGAAGGTAAGGCCAAACTGATTGGCCTTTGATAACATTGTAGCCATCTTCGTATTGTTCTTGAATGTGTTCAATATGACGGAAGGAGTACGTTTGGTTATCTCTTTAGTTACAGCTCCACCGGTGACGAGCGATAACAATCCACCCATCAGTTGGACGGGTAGTGTGGCTATTGAGGATACTTTGGTGTAATCTTGTTTATACTGTTCCAGATAATCTGACTGTTTCTGCAGCTTATCCCTGGCGTCTGTTATCTTCTGTTTGAGTTCAGGTGACTTGGCTGTCTTGACCATATCGTCATAATTGGAGATAAGATCAAGTGTCTTCTTCTTGGTCTCTTCTATCCCTTTCATACGCACTGTTGCAGGATTTACACCTGTCAAAGATTGAACATAGATATCGGCAATCTTGTCTAAAGTAGGGTTCATGGCAGCTTCTATGCCTGATTCTTCCTTTGAAATACGCTTCTTTTCCTGAGTCTTGTTTTCTGGTAAGGATATGTTTGTATTGACGTCCTTGGATATTAAGAGATTTGGTCCATCGACCTTCCTGGACGTTACATTATCTTTGCTGGTAACATTTGAGAGTAAATTCAAAGACTCATCTAGTTTGCGCTTATCAATAGCCATTTGATACCTCTTATTTGAACGCATTCAATAGACTCTGGATGAAAGATTCCTTATCTGCAATCGTCCATTTTGCTGTAATATCATTATAGACAGCTTCAACCTGGGCTCTATTAAGATAGATTGATTGTGGCTGGAATGATATTAGTGTCCTTCTCTCCATATCTGTTGTGTTTGGCCCCTTAGCTAGAATATTATTGATCTGGGTAATTACGGGTGAATGGTTCTGAATACTTGACCATAAGTCACCTTCAAACTCAGATCTGAGGGTTGCAGAAGATGTAACATCAGCACCATCACTATTTGTTATCTTCTTACCTCTCATATCTTGTATAAAACTCTTATATATATCGCCAGATCTTCTAGCTAGTTTTAATGGAATTGCCTGTGCTTGTTCTTCCCATTGGTTGGCCAGTGCGGAGCCAGTTTCCTTAAAAGCAATATTCTTCCTATCTTCCTGCGCTTTAAGTCTGATCTCGGCCTTCTGATTCTCACTTCTAGCGTTCTCAAGAGCCAGTTTCTCCTGCCTATCTATTTCGAGGAGTTCTTTCTTCTGTTCAAATGTAAGTTCAGGATTTGCTTTCCTTGCAGCAGCATCATCAGCCAAACCGGACTGTTTCCACCATTCGACGGATCCAATAGGATGTACTTTGAGGAAACGTTCCCGGCCAAGGTTCCTGATATATTCCCTGTATTCAGGTGATTCCTCGATACCCGCTTTCCTCTTCTCCAGCCTCTCACGTTCAGACATCGCTTCCGGTGCGACAAGTCCAACATCACGTTCTTTCCTTACCCCCTCATAATACTTGTTAAGCATACGATCAGCATAGGAAGAAGCCATATGATTAAGAGCCAGCAACGCATCATATGCGGATGTTGTCTTATCCCTGGCAGAAGCGTTTTCCATGCGGGATTCTGTAAGTGCTTCAATCTTGCGGGCAACAGAATAAGCCATACCTGATAGGGATGATTTGGTCTTTGTAACCTCTGTCTTTGCCAGATCTTCCAGCTTATCGGCAATCCTGTTATTCAGGCGCTCAATCTCATCTTCAAACCTGGATTTGTTCTTATCGGCAATGGATAGGCCCTTGGAAATCTCCTTGATCTTCCTATAATTCTCGGCAATCTTGGAAGTTATTGCGCCATATTCTTCTCTCGCATTCTCCGCTTGTGTTCCAAAGTCACGTTTCAGGTACATTAACCTATCAACCCATTCAATGTTATCTTTCATGGCTTCTGGGTTCTCTGCGAATCTACCAACCTTATTAAGCAGCATTTTGTCTTTCTTATTTGCTTCCATCTTACCGAATACCCAATCTTTGAACTCATTGAGATTGGTCATGTTATTTGGGATCATTATACCGCGCTTCAGCAGGTAGTTCTTCATATCTGCTGGAATCTCAGTCTCTTCAGGAGTATATTTGCCCCATTCACCTTTCAATGTCTGTGGTCTGATTGTCTGGGCTACTCTAATTACTTTGGTAAACGCGGCATTCTCCTCATTTATCTGGTCATTCATATCAGAAACGATCGTCTTGAGTTCCTTGTTTTCCTTGGCACTTATAACCCCGCCACTCCTAGCCTTATCTATGATAAGTTTGAGTTCGCCTGCCCTGTTACGGGGAATTGACATGAGTTCTTTCCTAATATCTGCTTCATGTCTGAGCGACTGATTATCCTTCTTAAGCTGTTCAAGTTTGGAAACATAGTATGTCTTTTCCTTGTCACTGATAATGGTTGAACCTTCTTTTATTATCTCTGTTATAGGTCGGATATAATCTGTCTTTCCTGCCTCTTCCTTTCCTAGTTCTGCTTCAATATCGGCAAGTTTCTGTTTGGCAATATCTGCCTGTTGTTGGGCGAAAGGAAGTGAATTACTTCCTGTTTGTGCTGCCTGTTGGACTTTTGCATCAGCAATATCAAGAGCCTGTTTGGCGGCAATATAATCAGGATGTTCCTCGATATTCATCTTCACATCTTCAGGGATCAGTTCGCGCGTGGATTTCAACTGCGCATAAGCATTATCAATATCCTCTATCAGACGCTTCTGTTTCCTGATATTGACATCTGTTTCAGGTTCTGCAAGCTGTAGAGCTTTGAGATTATCATAGGCTATGAGTAGTTTGTCTTCCTTCTCGTTCAGATATCTACTCTCAGCTGGGTTAAGTTCCTCACCTGAAATACGAGTTTCCCTGATAGATTCAAGTTCTGTAAGGATTCCATTCATTACAAACTTATATGTATTGCTATTTACATGTTGTTTGATTGAGTTCTTATCTCGCAGGTTCATGGGACCAATCTTGTCTGTGCCGTTTAATAACTGTGCCCTGAGTTCTTCTAACTGGGCCATTGCTCCATGCTGGTCAATATCTTTGCTGATATTCTCGATGGATACGATCAGGTTATCCAGATATTCAGGAGTTGATACCTGAACCTTACCTATTACGGAAGACAGGTTTGGGTTCACTTTCTTGAGTAGGGAAATGTTATCCTTCTGTCTCTCAAGCTCATTCCTGGCTGCTTTAAGTTTGCTTATTTCCATGATGTGCTCAGGGGAAGAACCTACTGTCTCAAGTTTGAGATCGATATTGTCTATACCCTTGTTAATCATGTTGATGGCGGACTCTGCCTGGGAATGTAGGGCTGTGAGTTTATCTTCATTTTTTGTATATTGTGTTATATCGTCAGTACCGCTATCCCTCGTTGCTCTTATGGTAGGGGTTATAGCGTATTCAGTGATTGCATCTCTCAGGTTATCAAATTCACCAACGAGACCTTTTAAACCGGCAACCTTGGATAGGCTTTCTACTTTGTCGGATTTCATCATGTTGAAGTTGAAATCCCTGGTCGTTGACAATGATTCCCTGGCAAATCTGTCACTTAGAAGATCACGGTTAGTATTTTCTTTCTTCCTGGAAACATCCTTGTTTACCATTTCAGCTGCCATAGGAGCAAAAACAGATCCTTGTAACTGTGGATTCAGGTCAGGGTTACGTTTATCAAGATCTTCTTTCTTGGAAGTATATTCATCTTGGGTTATATAACCACGCTCTCGATCTCTTTCGAGTTCATCATAATCAGACTTGGAGGATAATTCAACGCCTGTCATTTCAGGCTGGAATCCCATATCATGGATCTCACCGGTATCAGATTCCTCCTCTATTGCTATGTATCTTTCTGGTACTGTAGATGATGTGGTCGAAGCTTTACCTGTTCCTGTTTTTTGTCCACCAGATGTGCCACCAGATTTGCCACCAGATGTGCCACCATACTGTTTTATAGTAGTTGTGGCTACTGGTTTGTTTGGAACAAGGAAGTCGCCGATTGCGTCTGCTGCTTTAGCCCATTGGTTTGCAAGAAGCGCATTTCTATCTCTTAGACTCTGAATATATGCTTGATAACCTACGCCCATCTTAATACTCCTTATTAGCCTGTTGGCATGAGACCGGCAGTTACTGCTTTAGCGGCAGTTCCCGCCGCTTCTTTCAATATAGCCGTTCCGATATCTATTCCTATCTTGACCGGATCCTGCATCCATCTGTTAAGTGCCTGTTGCTGTAATATAGCCTGGTTCTTATAGAAGTTATCCATATATGTATTGTAATCCTGCGTTGAAACGTTGTATTTCTGTAACATCCTGCTAAACTTAAGAGCATCATCTTTTGTCGTTTCATCCAATTGTCTCAGGTATTCCTGTGCTGTAACCTGTTGTGTTGCTGCTTGTTTCTGACCATAAAGCTTAGCTAATGACCGGGATAACATGCCAGAATCTGTAAGTCCACGGGAAGCTAACTGTTTCTGTAAATCCCTACCAGCATCTCTAGTCTGACCTTCAATAATCCTTCTCTGCTGGATCAGGAATTGGCTGTTAGGATCAAACTTGAACTCAGGGCTCTGGTATGACTTTATTTCATCACTTACAACCTGTTGTGTTTCAGTAGCAGTCCGTGATGCCCGTCTATCCTTATAAGTCTGACTGTTCTTATATGCAGCAATGGCCCTATCCACATCATCACGTGTATCTTTGAAGAAATAGCTTCCACCATTCTGTGCACGGCTGACTTCTTCTTTGGTTACACCATAGGGATCATTTGTCCCAGCAACCATTTCACGTATATTATCCCAATCGGTAGTATCAAAACCAGTTGTATCTTGTGTTATTTTAACGCTCATTGTTATGCTCCTCTATTTGTTCCAGGCATCTTCATGAATGTCTGGTAAGGGTTGTGGTCGTAATAAGTTCCTGCTAAGCCATGGTCTAAATCAGTCATAATTTACTCCTAAATAGAACGTATCTTGTGTGGTTTCAGGTCAACTGTTATATTGTAAACTTTGACCTTTGAACCAGCTACATTATCATATCTTGCTTTCATTGAATGACCACAGGTCTTATTGAAGGATCCTATATGTGGTACCCGGTTTGACCCGGTAAGATCTATATTGTACGTACCTGTGATCCCAGTATCCGTGGTATAAGTCACTTGACCTACCCCTGAACCAGTCTGTTCCAGGTCTGTTATGATCCTCCTGAACTTGGTATGGTAATCGTTGCCGATATTCCATGACTTGGTGACGAAATAGGAGCTTATTGCCGTCCCATTATCGTCTGTCCCGCTATCCATAAGAGATAAGTGACCATTTTCCTGCCCTGCCAGGAGAATATCATCTCCAATAGAATCATGTACAGCTCTTAGTACATTTGCCTGTATGTCGAATATGGCGAAGGATTTGGCACTATAAGGCGATATCATATCACTCAAAGCCGTATTCATGACTATTATCTTGTTTGGTACCTGATAACTACCTGTCGGTATAGCCAGCCAATATTCATTGTACTTCTCGAAATAGACACCGGCCGATAGATGGGCATACTCCCAGTTAATTGATGCTATGATCTCAGGAATCCAGTTGGTTGTAAGGTTGATTATCTGTTGCCCTAATAGATACATGATTCCTTCCCTTGAAAGGAAGAGCAAACCATTGTAATATTCGACAACCGATTTGGATGCCGAACATCCTATAGTCGTGCTAAAATCTATCAGATTAGGATTGTCCATATCACCCTGTAAGTAAGATATTGAGCTATCTTTCATGACAAATAGATTGTCATTGTAGACGCCGATGGCCCTTATCTGTGTTCCATCGTTCTTACGTATATCGTACCAGGATGTATCTTCTATTACGTCTTCGTCTGCGCCAGTATCAAGGAATGACGAATACCACAATCTGGAAGGATAATTGTCACTGTTAGCCAATATCAGTCTTCCTTTGTAGTTGGTCATTAAGTGGGCTTTCTGTATATATGCATTGGTTGTAGGTGGTGTCACACCAAGACTTGCAGATGCCGTATTGTCGATTATGCTATATAGGTATATATGGTCTGCCGCATCATGTGTCTCAGCTGTTGTACCTTTCCGTGCGCGTATGACGCTCCAGGTAGTAGTCTTCGTACCATCACCGTTATCTACAACATTTATGTCTGTAACTTGCATTATTTCTTCATTTGCTTTGATGTAGAAGGTTTCAGCGCCAGTGCCAGGATCGGCCATATCTTCATTGTCTGTTATCAGTAGAGTTGTATCACTGACCCCTACGTTCCCGGATAACTCCCAATAAATAGGATATGTTCCCTGTAGTTTATATTCCGCGGAACCATCTTTCCTATAAACCCTGTGTCGGTTCACTGGCAATAAGTCTGCCTTCTGCTGTGTTATCTGTGATGAAGTGAAATCAAAGCATACTTCCACCTTCATGAGTCTTGGATATGTGATGTTAGATGCCTGTCCAGTCGTTGTCTCAAGGTCAGCAACAGTATCATACCAGCTCGTCTTATATTGGATAGGTGTTGTACCATGTTGTAGAGTATAAGGATTACTTGAACCTACATTACCGGCCTCAGCTAGTAGTACAGACTGTGTAGGTTCATTCGGTGAGCAGAGATCATACCACTGGTAGAATGGTGTCTCGTTGGGATAAATGCCTAGTAATTGTTCACTCGTCACTGATGTGGATAACAATGTTTCTGATGCGTCATATCTATTAATAGTATAGTTAACAGACGAACTCATCCACGCGATTAATGTACCATCATAATTATATGTTATTGCTCTTGCTGCTATTGAAGTGGCTGTCAAAGTTCCTGGATCATATTCAAGGTTTACAATCTTCTTGTTGTATGATGTGGCATCAGAAGATATATATGCGCTTGTACCATTTGATGATATGTGTACGAAAGATGGCACACCTGGAATTCCCCATGGCACATTACTTATTATTGTGGATGGATCAGATGTGCGGATTACATATATAAACTGAACAGGCGATTCAACACTGGTTTTAACTGCAACTATGATTATATTTGTTCCATCACATTCTATGTAATATTCATATGGAACCGGGCCTGGAGGGATAGGTGGCTGATATGATGAAACAATCTGTAACGTTGAAGCATCTATCTTATAGAAGAATGGCGCATTTGGAAAATATCGTCCTATTACCCAGATGAACCCATTGGCAACAGCCATTCTGATATTAGTATCGTGTGGTCCTCCTGTTGGTGTATAACTCTGTTGGGCGACAAGATCGCCTTTTAATGTATATTTCTGTATGAGGTTTGAAGCACCCTTGAGAACATAGATATATCCATCATCAACATCCATAGATGTTATGCCCGTCATCTCCCTTACCTCCATCAACCTATCAGCATTGCTATATACTGATATTGAAGATGGTGTGGTACTTGTAGAGGATAATGTGAAGAAAGGAATATATGACTGTATATCTGATTTCTTGACTGTATCATTGCCATTTGAATATATCAATTTATTGTTGTATTGGAACAACTGTGCCATATCTGATACGGAAAGCTTATCGAGAAGAGTTGTAAAACTAGAACCTTCCTGTTTCACTATAGAGGTATCAGTTGCCGCTATAATCCCAGTATCTCCCATTATGTTTGTCTGGATCATATCAAGGATAGGAATATCCCCTGAAACTTCCACAGTAAAGCCTGTGCGTGTTTCAACAGATAGATCCTTGTTATGGCGCACATTGAGTGAGTCCTGAAGATACCTATCATCTATAAGCGATGGATCCTTGGCTTGGTTTATTCCTAAAAACCCTTTCCCAGACTGTCTTTTCATGAATTCCCCTTACCCTAGCGGGCCTAAGCGGTAGTCTCTTATATAAGTAGGTTGGTCATTAGGAATCTGTATGTAGTTCTTCAGTCTTGCTTTCTCTAGCTCAAACTTGCTATCGAACAACTGTAGCTTGGTTGAGATCCCGGCAGAAACATCATCCATATCAGATAATGCCGCCTGTGAACAGGCATAATAAGCAAGCACATTCGGGAATATGCTGAACACATGTTCAATATTACCTGAAAGACCAATTGGTTGCGGGTTGGTGGTATAGGTGACTTCCATATTCTGTAATGTAAGGGGTGAACCGGAAATCAAAGAAACATCAGGTGTATTCTCGGCCATCTCGATAGTATCAAGAGTGTATCCATCGCTAGGGATGAACTCGCCGCTTGGTACCGTGGAAATGCCATTATAATGGAACTTAGAGGAACCATTGGCAACTATACCATCTTCTGGAAGATCTGCTGCTGTTCTGATGGGGATTGCCGAATCGCCAGCTACATATTCTGTTGATGCTTCTGTATTATAGAATTTAAGCTCATATAGACCTTGTGTTGCGGGAACAATAGGTCCTAGTGAATCGTTGAACATCCTTATACCGAAGTAACGGGCTGTTATTGGTGTGAATGTGATAGTCCTGGTCTCTTTTGTGGCCCAACTATCAGTGGTTTCCTGTGTACCAGGAATAGAATCAACACCGGTGCTTATACTATTGCTACTTACCAGATCCCAGAATACAAGTTCATGGCCAGGACCAGCAGTTACGTCCGCCCTGTCAATAGTGACAGGGGAACCGAAATCAAACAGAACAACACCAAACTGTGGGGTCGTGGCTGTATCATAATCAATATATGTATCTGCATCATTATCGAAGATCATATAAGCATCGCCAGAAACGAATGTGACACCATCTGTACCGAATGGTATTACTGTTCCACTTGGTGCAGTATTGGAAGTCATTGTAGGTATCATATCTTCAATGATATCATAACCTACTGTCACTGTTGGGGCGTCTTCTGACGGTGTAGGATATAATATGAGCTGTTGCGCCTGACTCGTCCTTTGTAACCAATAGGAAGTAGGATCACCTGTGTTTGAATGGTTGAAATCCCGCATCCTTTGCATTGTTTTCTGGGCCAGTACGGATTTGTTATCATCATCGATGCGCCTAACCCTTCTGACAGACAATACAGTAGAAGGCAGTTCATACCTGAACTTGTTTGCTTCCAGGGGAAAGGTGTATGTATCTTCAATACATTCCACTTCCCTGGCTATCAGTTGTCTTGCGTCATTGATGTATGTCAAAAGCGTATCATCATCTGGAACACTTGGGTCATCAAGATAGTTCCGGATGCGCGTAATTATATCCTGGGCTATCATCATATTCTCCTATTTAGCTGAAAATATGAAGAATGCCGGAATCGATTGTTACAACAGTAAGTCCCTGGAAAGAGATATGTTTACCAAACATGATATTCACTGGCTGATTGGCACTACCTTTTAGACTCAACACTATGTTCCCAGACCTGTCTTTTACCAGAAGATCATCACCGGAAGTTCCGACATTACTCCAGATAAATCCCAATACAGGGATTGATTCAGAGGTTACTGTGCATGCTGTATCTATTGTCTTGACTGTGCCTACTAGATTATTTGCCATTTAATTCCTCCTTAAAAAGATGCCTGGTAGGCTAATAGCCTACCAGGCTGTTTGACTATTGGAAAGTCCTATGATTAGGATACTTCTGAACCATATACGGCTCTCCAATCGGAGAAACCGGCCCCGCAAGCATAGTAACCTGCCATTCTCATGATGAGACTGGAAGTCGACTGATCCTTGAAGAGTTGCAAATTAGTAAGGTTCTGGAAATGAAGGTGATTCTTAGCGACGACTGAATCAAGAAGAAACCAGTTGTTCTGGTCTTCGAGATATTCAGAAACCACAATCTTTGGCTTCCACATGCGGTTCACTGCGCTGATGTTGTTGTTAGGTGTATCTGGTTTGCCGTTTGATTCGGCAATTTCAATAGCAGTAACTTCAAGATCAGTTGGGACAAGCAACATGTCGGGCTGGCTGAAGAAAGGTTCCCCTGCCATATCCTTGAACTTTTTCATTGCTGTACGTGCGGCAACATAGGAAGCATAGCTGAGAGCTGAAGTTCCGCGGTTACTCTGTACTGCACCACTTGGATCGACGTGTGATGCAGAGCAGAGAGCAAGACCATCTCCACCAACGTTCGTTGTGTTGAAAGCGTTGTTGAATATGTCGAAAGCTGTCTTCTCTTTTGTTCTCTTGGCTGAAACGGCCATGTCTCTCATCATACTCTTGAAAATGGGGTACTGAGCTGTCTGCCAAAGCATGTATTGGATATCGACAGCTAGAGCCCATTCAACATTCTTGATCTTGGTTGTATAACCAGCATCAAGTGAAGATGTAGGCATGATGACTCCGTTGAACTGTTTGAAGTTTCCGATACCGGCAGATGTCTGATATGTCTCTTCAAGCTTCTTGGAATTCTCAACAGAGAATACATCGGGGATTTTGGACACGATCGATTTGTAGCTATCCAAGAAGTATGTCTTGAGGATAGGTTCCAGATAGGCGGTCCAGGCTTGGTTTACTTGTGGATTAGGCATTTTAAGGCTCCTTGTATTGGTTTGGTGTAATGTTAGACAAGGAGGTCTCCATATGGTGGAATAACCGTCTCCCGAAAGGGTGCAGCATTATCCACCTGGAGCCAGGACTCTAAGGTCCCTTTATCCGTTAGTCTTCTATGCTATCTTAGATAGCGATTCTTACGTGAACTTTCTTCTGATCGTCGCTGAGGCCAACGACACGGAAGGAAGGTGTTGCAACCGTTGCAGAAGCGCCGTCAAGAACGATAGCGTTCGAAGCAGCTCCTACATTGAGGCTGATGCTGGAAAGGATGTTCTTCCCGAGCTTGATGATCTTGATCTTATCGCCAGCAGCGAAACCTGTGGATCCGAGGGAGTTGAAAGTCAGAGTTCCTGTTGCAGCTACATAATCTGTAACTGTCAGGAGTGTTCCTGTTGCTTTATCACCGGAAGCCATTAAAACGACCTGAACGACTGCTCCGATGAGTTCATCGTTAGCTGCGCCAGTGATGGAGCTGTCAACGAAAGTTGTAACGCCGCCACCAGTAGCTGTAAGCTCTGTAGCATTCAGGATTTCACTGACGTCTGCTTCCATGACCGTGTCTGGTCCGATCAAAGCGATAGGCATAGTCGTGAAAGTTGTTGAAGCTGTAGAAGCTTTCAACGTGATACCAAGAGGATATTTGAGAAGGTTGGTACCGAAATCGGCGCCAACGAGCTCAACAGTGCCGTTTGATGCATCGTTATAAACGAGTGCACCCTTAGCCACAACCTTGGCAGCTGTGATAGGATAGTTCTCAACGATGAGTGCATCGCGGGAACCAGTGGAATTGCTGATTATTTGGAACATATTGTGTTCTCCTTAGTTTGACATATAGGTCTATTTGATGTCTGCAGGTAGAGGTTCCTGGTAGTTCTCACGTTCACAGAGTGGACACTTGGAATCCCGTGTCTTATCGACTGGGAAACCACATCTAGCACATGTAACCTTTTCAGGTATCTCGCTAAAGTCAATGTTATTCTGTTTCTGTACTAGCGCCATTACATGAATCCTGTGTTATCGCGACCGAACTTAATAGCCTCTTTGAGATCTACCGCACTAATACCTGCGCGCTTTGCTTCAGCCAGCATTTCAGGTGTAAGTTCGACATCCTGGTCTACTGTGCTGCTTGGTATGCTGTCCAGTGCATCCAGTTTTGGTTCTGTAGCAGGTGCATTATCCTTACCCTTCATTTTCTGCCAAAGCAGAAAGGCCATCTCAAGACGGTTACCCGTCTGGCTGAGTTGGACGATCTCCTTGAACTCAGGAGTGTCTAGGTCAGGTAACTTTGTGTTATACCTGCTCTCAAGGTCTGTCTTTGCCTGGGCGACAAAGTTCTTGGCTTCATTATATTCGCGTTCCTCAGCCAATTGATCGAACATCTTCTGTTGCTGCTCGATCTGTTCAGACTGCGCTTCCAGAAGTTCCAACATCTTCTGCTTATCCTCATCATAGACTTCCGTCTTCAAGTCCGCGATCTGCTGTCTGATATCGCGCTTCTTGGAGGTAAGGGACTGTTGTTCCTTTGTAAGCTTAGCCTGCCATTCCTTGAGCTGTTCGGTAGTGGCGACATTCTCTTTCCAGGACTTGATATCATCAATGGAATACTTCTGACCATCGATCTCGATTGCGTTGCTCTGTCCATCCTGTTTGGGTGGAGTCACCTCGTGTGTTTCACCGGGGCTTTGTGAGGCACTATCGGCCTTTGGTTCAGGTTTAACATTGGAATCAGCTGGAGCTGGTGTCTTACCGAACGACATTTCAAGCTGGTTTAGCTCTGAATCGAGATCATTGATAAGTTTACCAATGTCTCCTTCCTTGATTGCCACATCTTCCGACGCATTAGGATTGAGCATAAAATAACTCCTTTCGTGGTCTTCCGACCAATTTATAGTAACTACCCTTTTGGGGGTAAATTAGTATACTTAATAGGGAATGGTACCCTCTAACATATAGAGAAAAGTGACCATTTTAGGTTAAACCTCAGGATAGTCTTCCTCTTCCTATGTGGTTCCCATCTTGGCGTCTTTCTCAGGGTAGCAGTCCTTCTGGAAAGCAGCTGTCAGGTCATCTAATTTGGCCTGGGCATCTTCCATGGATATGTTTCCAGTCTTGATCATCTCTGCGAAGTCATTGGCCAGACTGACCGTCTCATCTGAAGGTTTGAACTCTCCTGTTTTCTTGGCAGGTTTCGATTTGATGGTGAGCTTGAGAAGCTCATCTTTAGCAGCTCCCTCAGGTGTTCCACCCATCGCCTCTTCTAACTGATTGATGTCCATATATAACTCCTTATTATTGGGCTGTCTGCCCGATTTGTTCTTCTGTTGGGACTTGGCCTGTCTGCATTGCCTGGGCCTCCTCAGGAGGCAATCTAGCTGGCATGCCAGGTTGGTCACCTTGTTTGGCCGCCTGCTGTTGGGCCATTATCTGTTGTTGCTTCCAAGCCATAAACTCTTGGAACTCACCATTACGCTTAAGTATCTTATCCTTATGTGGATTCTCGCTTATCTCTAACCATGATTCAAGGTCTAGTTTGCCGGCCATCAGAAGTTCCTTGGCCTGGGCAATCATATCCAACTTGTTCTTAGGCGTATCTAATCCACCAGTGACCTCGATATCGAAGTCTGCAGGGTTACCAAGCTTGGTTCCATTGAAGTTCATGTAGGCAACCCTTTCATCACCTATAAGATCTTTCTTCTCTTCCTGCATCCAGATGGAAACACCTTTCTGGATCTCTTCAGGTGATAATGCGCCAGATTGTGCGACTTCCTTAGCTACACGTTTGATCTCGCGGGTAAGTGCATCTTTGACAACTTCTATATCAGCACCAGTGATACGGACGATCTGGTCGGATGTATAGATGAGGGGAATAAGGGCTGTCACTTTGCGTCCAAGTGTGGTCAGCCCATTCTTCATATTCCGGAAGACTTCTCTTAAACGGGTCTGTGCTGAATTGCTCAATTCCTCCAGGGATCTACCTGATGGTATATTTGAGTTTATTACAGCGCGACCCATAAGTATATCCTGAGTACCGAACAACATAGTGAGATAGTACTCTAAACGCTGGATATACTCGAAGTATTCACTTGGCATATTGGGGGTTGGAGCCCAGGAAACAGCACCTCTGGCATCAGGTAAGGTTGTCTTAATTACAAGTCCTGGTGCATTTGTAAGCGTATCAGTATTGATTCCCGCTTGTGTAGAAACAAGTTTCTGGGGGTTGGCAGTCTTGTCCAGGATAACCTCAAGGTTCTGATACATCTGATTGAGCCTATTCAACAGCTTCTCAGTATCAGTTATGATGTCCCGGCCGACGATGCGGTCTGGTAATACATACCAGGGGAAAGCTACGTAAGGATAAAGGAAAGGCCAGTCATGTTTGACATTGTTCTCGAATACCTGGTAATCAGTACATACTGTGCGCCTCCCTTCATTGGTCCACATCTCATAGACGTTGATCATCTGATGTGAACTATCTGTATCCTCACCATTGTTGAATTCTGTAAGGAGTTGGCTATTAGCCTCATTAGAAACACCATTATCCATGTTGATGTCTACTTTATACTTGGTCTGGAGTTCCTCTTTTGTCATAGGACAGACTTCGATGACATATTTGGCGTCATCCAGTTCATACCTGCAGGTTGGGTCAATATAGACATAGCGCGGATCCAAGTTCTTGAATCTGATACCGGTCTGCCTATTGGCGAACAGTTTGATAATACCTGTCCCATATATGGCTGCATTCTTCTCAGTAATAGGGCGCATCAGATCCCATCTGTTCCTGCTTAACAACCAGGTTAAGACCTGTTGATAGACGATAGAGTCAAACTCGACGTCTGGTTTCTTTGGGATTACCGTGATCGTTACTGGGGTATCGTTCAATAGTGCAATGAGCTGTTCTATTGCGACCATGTAAAGATTGATTGCCGTCTTTGGAGTAATGCTGTCAGGTGGCGTAATATAACCTGAAGTTCCAGGTTCATATAGGAACTTATTCATGTTATTGCTGACCTTGAAGTGGCTGTTCACGCCATTCTTAGCCACCATGAACCGGTCCTGTACCCTGCGTATGATTTCCTGGTCTGTCAAATTATCCATTGTATCCTCACTTATACTGATATCTTGGTATGAACGTATGCTTATCTGCCTTGTCTTTACTTACCCTAATGACCTCGAGATCAACTGGGTCACGTTCCTTAATCAGGAATCCTTTCTTGGTGGACAGGGCGGCCTTGCTGACTTTGATCATCTTACCGTCGCGCTCAACCCATATCCCAGTACTCTCGCCCTTGCTGGCTCTCTTGATCCTTTGCCACCTAAGTTCATTGAGAGCCCAATCCCTGACGAAGCGGAATGGTATCCGCTCTATCAGGTTCTTGAGTTTGTATTCATTCATGCTGGTAGTTGTACTCCCCGTACTTCAGCTTCCAGTTCTGCTATCGAGGCGTCTGTGGCTAAGCCTTCTGGTGTGACATGTTTCTTGATTCTTGGTTTTGGTTTCTCAGCCTCGGGAGCAAGATTAATCTTGGCAACCTCGATAGGCGCTTCAACTGGTGCCACGGTTTCATTGACTGCAGTACCATTAGCTGCCTGTTTTCTCTTCTTGAAATGCAGATCCTTAATCTGATCAATGTACTTGGCGCGTTCCATGTCCCACTTGAAGTAGAACTTACGGAGGTCAACCTCGTACTCTGAATAGGTCTTCGTGCAATCACTGCAGAAATTACCATAGACCTGGGGATGGATCTTATCAGATCCTACCTTCAATTCTGTTTTGCAACCGTCACAGTTAATAACCATGCCGGCCACTAGTTTCCGTTCTTTGGACATATAATACTCCTTCGCTGTACCCTTCAGGGTTCAAGCTATATTTTAATGTCTCATGCTAAATTAAGCCTTTCTTATCCCTGTATAGGATATGATTTTGGTCGGTTCAATACCTGGTTTCCTAGTCATATCCAACCCTGGAACTACGGCATCCAATAATTCTCCCTTATAAGGTTCTGCAGCCACATTAGGCTTTACGAACCTGCAGGATGATACCAACCTATTGCTCTTCCTTAGCTCCTTCAAAAGCAACAGTAATACTGTCAGGATTGCTGATAGGAATATTGTTGCTATTGTGCCAATGATAATCATCTGGGAACCTCCGCATCATAGACTCTTGTATCTGGTTTAGGGCTCGCTATAACGTATCTGATTGCGCCCAATGCATGGTTATGCTTATCTACAGGGAGCTCTTTCAGATTTCTCATAGATACCTTGTTCTCATCCGCGTCATTAGGATAGGCATACTTGGTGAACTCATCCTCTGTATTCGGACACCTGCCTTTCAACAAGTACATTCCTGGATGGCCATTCTTAAGCTGCAAAGTCTCATATACCTTCTGGATGCCGTATTCAATATCATTGTTGCCAGCTATCATATGGAACCTGATGATACCTTCCTGCCATTTAGGATTGAGTATATCATTGAGTATATCCCAAGTTGCCCTACCAGTATCTGCTGATCTCTGTCTGATTGCAGGGTCAACGAACATGCCATTTATGATTTCGGTACCTGACAACTCAAGTATCTTCCTGGCTACATCAGGCGCGATCATATTGGTAACATAGAGTTCCCTGTATAGATAATACACATCCTCATGTTCGTCATGTATCAGCCATATGACAGCTGTAGGATTCCGGAGCCCCCAATCGAACCCTATATAGCGCTTATACCTTTTGGTATCTATGTCTGGGCGAATATTGAATGGTTCACAGATATGGATATCGCTGTTGAAATTGTCATATACTAGCCCGGCGTAGTTATCGAATTCGCCTAGAACATATCTACGTATATGGCGCTCAGAACCTGCTGATATCGTCTCCAGATAATCATCTGGGACGAACCTGTAGTTATCTGATGATACCTGAATCATAATGCTGTCTGGACCACTGTACAGCCTGTATTCTTTCTCCTTACCCTTTACCTTCTCTGTCTTTGTGACGACAGAAGCCAAGTAGGGCTTCATGAACTCGTTGTATATCCAGTCTTTACCTGAAGGATTACCTTCCAGCAACCTCAGATAGTCTGTCTTCTGTATCGGGCGCCCACTGACATGTTTTACATGCTTCAACCGTGAACGTTCCTTCAGCTTCATATATGCCTCGAACTTTACCTGTTCTGCCTGGCTGATAAGGAAAGCTGAAATGTTATAACCGTCAAGATGTTGAACCCCGAATTGGTCATCCCATAGGTTGACGAAATGAATCGTCGACCCGTTCCAAAGGGTGATCCTCATCTTCTGTTCATTCTTGTTCCTGATATAGGAGCCAAACATGCGCTGGAAGTCTCGCCATATTGTCCGTTCTATATCTACCTTCTGTTGTCGGCCAATGATAACCTCTGTTCCCGGGAATTCAGAAAGGTGAACCATAAGCCTTAACATTTGACTTAAACTTTTCCCTGATCCGATACCTCCAAACATAGCGATATGTCTGGCCTTGGTAGTGATCACAACCTTCTGATGAGGATATAGGTTAAACCTAAGTTCCTCATCACTCATCTTTATCCTCAGGTTCACCACTTAAAGGTTGTACCGGTCCCAGCACTACATCACCTTCGTCTTCAGCCTCATCTATTATGAGGACAGGTATCGGCTTCTCAGACTCTATGTTAATATCTTTTGGCATCAATTTGGAGAAGAAATTAAGCACTGATGCCGCGTTCTTCTTGGTCTGTGCAACCTTTTTGATCCACTCAACACCCCCTAATTCAAGGAATGCCTGATAGGACTTCTCCCTAAACTCCTTACTGATGGCATGTTTGGTACCCAAAGGTTTGCCAGCATAGTTTCCTGAACACCCTGTTTCAAATTGGCCGTTCTTCCTACGCTTGACTGGTTTATCCTTATTAGCTTCCATGATTATCTCCTTAACCCTTTCCAGGGAATAAAATAGAAACCAGCCACTGGAGGTTCGTGGCTGGCTTTATCTATTGGGACAATCCCCTATTGGGCGTCAGCTTATTTCATTAGCTTGACCAGGTTTCACACCTTAGTCCCTACTACTAAGGTAAAAGTGACCATTTTATAGGTGCCGCTTGATACGTTTTACTACCCGGTATATGCTGGATTTGCTTACTTCCAGGTCGGCCGCAACTTCCGTAAGTGGTTTATCCTTCAGTCTATTGAGGATATCCTGCTGGTGTCTGGTAAGTTTGCCTGTAGGAATATAGATTGGAGCCTGATTTTCCCCTGTATTTTTGTTGTTGAGCCTTTCCTGTAGGTCTTCCCTTAGGTCAAAGTCAGTAGGTATCTCCTTGTGATCCATGGTTATCTGCTGGTTTGATGTCTCTCTGAACCATTTGGCGGCCTCAGGATCTGCCTTTTCCAGGGCCTTAAAGTATTCCCTATATGCCTGTCTGATGAGCTTATCGTCCATCCTAAGCCTCCTTATAACGTTGGTTGGCGCTGAAATGCTGGCTATCCTTACCGCATATTTCACATTTCATACCTATACTCCTTATCTTATTCTTGATTCTATATAGGTGAAGTCTTCGTCGGTTAGG